TGCCTGACGGGGCCGACTTTCGTGTGGCAGTCGGTGATGCAGAACGCGCCAGGATCGCTGATGACATTTCTCAACGCGTGGCTGCACGGCAAGCTGCGGCTGCCAGATCAGCATGGGTTCGCATCAAGGATGCGGTGGGACGCGTCGCTTCGTGCCTTGGACAGCCAAAAGCAAGAATTTTTGACTCTCTCACTTCCAATCTGGAAGACTTGGTTGCTATCTTGCCAGGACTCAACATCAACGATGATCCTGACATGGAACGGGTCTGCGAGCGCATCACCCATGGACTGATCGTGGACCCTGAGCGCCTGCGCAAGAGCGCCCTGCTGCGGGCCAAGGTACGCGAAGAAGCCGAAGCGGTGTTGCAGCTATGTCCAGCGTAGATAGACGGGAAAGTTCCGATGGCACTGGGGTGTATTTCTATCTGGACACATCTCTCGTCGGACAGTATGTGAGGGCGCTGAACCGCAATGGATACAACGCACTGCGCGTTATTCGCACACGCAGAGTGCCGTACGACGAAGGCATGTTCTTCCTCACTGCCCAAGAGGCTGAGGATTGGATCATTGAACCACTCGCACTCAGGAGGCTCCGTGGACAACACACGTGAACGCTGGGACGCCTTGGACAAGTCGGACCAGGAAAGAATCCTCGACAAGCACCGCGACATCAACGTGGACTACGACTGGTGGGACGATGTGTACGCCGACTTCGTGATGGATATGCAGGCCATCGGCATTCAAGTTGACACCCGTACAGTGCGGACACACAAAGGCCGCACTTACGAGGAACCCAACATCAGCTTCTCTGGTTTTTGGAGCCAAGGCGACGGCGCTGCATTTGCTGGGCGTATGTACTACGCCGACATCGCAGCTCGCATGGAGAAGAAGCCCGAGATGAAGGAGATGCAAGCTCGGTACACCGCTGATTTGGATTGTCACATGGGCTGGCATGTACGCAGTAATAACTCCATGTCGTTTGACTATGGCTACGACCTACCTGAGCCAGATGACGACGCACCTGCTTTGCGACAAATAGCGCAGCGCCAGGTCCGCGATGAGTTTGACAAGGTGATGGAAGTCTTCATGAAAGAACTCGAAGAGGAAGTCAAAGGCCACGCCAACCAACTCTACAAAAACCTGGAAAAGGAGTACGAGTACCAGACTTCTGATGAAGCTGTACTCGAAACTCTGTTTGCGAATGACATGATTGAGGAAGAACTAAATGAACTCGAAAGCGCATGACCACCTGATCGCTGCCCGCATCGCCCTGCTGCTGGACCATTACTGGTTCGGTCGCTTGGCCATGCACTTGCAACTGCGCGAAGAGAAAGGCATCCCCACCCTTGCGGTGGACGGCAAGCACATTTTTTACAACCCCGACTTCGTGCTGACCCTCTCGCCTTCGCTGGCCCAGTCGGCCTTCGTCCACGAGATCATGCACTGCGTGTCGGAACACATGCTGCGCCTGAATGGCCGCAACCCCAAGGTCTGGAACATGGCTGGGGACTACATGATCAACCTCGTGATCAAGGACGCTGGCTTTAAGCTGGGTGACAAGTGGCTGATCGACGAGAAGTACCGCGACATGTCCACCGAGCACATCTACGATCTGCTTATGAAGGAGATCGCAGACGGCAAGCGTCCGGCGCCCCAAGACGACGACCAGCCAGGTGAAGCGGGCATGTCCTTCGACGAAGTGCGCCCTGGCGCCCAGTCTGCCGGTGAGGCCGTCGAGGCCGCGCTGGAGTGGAAGGTGAACGTCCAGGCTGCGACCCAGATGGCCAAGCAGCACGGCAAGATGCCCAAGGCCTTGCAGCGCTTCATGGAAGAGGTGGAAGAGCCACAGGTGCCTTGGCAAGTGATCCTGCAGCGCTTCATCACCGAGACTAGCCGCAACGACTACAACTGGTCGCGTCCGAGCAAGCGCATGGTGGCCCATGGCTTCGTGCTGCCCAGCTTGCACAGCACCAGCATGGGCACCCTGGCTACGGGCATCGACACTTCTGGCTCCATTGACGGCCCGACGCTGAATGCCTTCGCTGCCGAGATCATTGCAGCGCACGCCTCTTCCCACCCTGAGAAGCTGATCAATATCTACTGCGACGCCAAGGTGGCGCACGTGGACGAGATCAGCCAGGGTGAAGAGATGCCTGAGTTCAAGGCCCATGGCGGTGGTGGTACGGACTTCCGTCCTCCGTTCAAGTGGCTGGAAGAAAACGACCACAAGCCTGCGTGCATGGTGTACCTCACGGACGGCTACGGCCCCTTCCCTGAAGAGCCGCCTGAGTACCCAGTGCTCTGGTGCATGACCACCCACGTGGTGCCGCCTTGGGGTGAACACGTTCGGATCAAGGTGTAATCTATTCTCTAATTGCGATCTGTGTTAGACTTGAACGATGCTGACCCATAAACGCCTTACTGACGTACTCGCATACAACCCAAAGACGGGTGTGTTTACTTGGAAAGAGCGTGTGGCGAACTGCATCCAAGTTGGGGATGTCGCCGGTGCAGATACAAATGGCTACCGCCAGATTCGCATCGACGGTGTGCTGTATCGCTCTAACCGATTGGCTTGGTTCTATGTCCACGGCGAATGGCCCAAGTTCACCGTGGACCACAAAAACGGTGTCACGAGCGACAACCGCATCAAGAACCTTCGTGATGTGTCACACGGGCAGAACATGCATAACCAGCGTACTGCGCACCGTAACAACCTCACGGGGTTACTCGGTGTAACGCCTTCCGGCAACAAGTGGGTTGCACGTATCAGGGTGAATGGCAAGAGCCATTACCTGGGCAGCTTTGATCTGCCACACCAAGCCTCTGCCGCTTACCAAGCTGCAAAGCGCATTCATCACCCTACTGCGAGCTAATGCCATGGTCCCTAGCTGGTCCCACTCTAAACTTTCCGATTTTGACAAGTGCCGCCACATGTTCTGGCTGAAACACGACCAGAAGATTCCTGAACCCGAGCGCGTGCTCAAACCCGGCCAGACTGAGTTTGCGAACGACCGTGGCACCCGTGTCCATGACAACTGCGAGGGCTATGTGCGCGGCGACCATGACGCCCTTTGCCCCGAAGCCGAGAAGTTTTTTGGCCCCAAGATCGACCTTCTGCGCACGCTCTACGCTGACGGCCTTGTCAGCCTGGAGGGTGAATGGGGCCACGACAAGGACTGGGAAGTCACGGAATGGAAGAAGGCCTGGTTGCGTTTGAAGCTAGACGCCCTGGTCATGATCGACCCGACGCATGCCATCGTGATCGACTACAAGACCGGTAAGAAGTGGGGCAACGAGGTCAAGCATGCTGAGCAGCTGCACCTCTACCAGCTCTGCGCCTTTCTGCGCTACCCCAAGCTGGAGAAGGTCACGGCTGAGCTGTGGTATCTCGACCAGAACGAGACCACCTCGGTGACCTTCACACGCGCCCAAGGCCTGCGCTTCCGCGACGGCTTCAACAAGCGCGGTATCACCGCCACCACGTGTGAGGTGTTCCCGCCCAATCCGAACAAGTATTCGTGTCAGTGGTGCCCGTACAAAGGCACCGACCATTGCACAGTTGGGGTGTGAGGCTGTTCATTGACCTCTCCCCCACGGTGCGTCTGTAAAGGGAGATGGGATGTTCAGAGCCTCCGCGACTAGTACCCCACAGTGCTGAACATCCGCCGCTACCTTGCGCCAGCCAAGGAACGCACACGCTGGCACCCCAACAAGGAACCTCATGAACGCGAACCAACGCCGGAAGCAGGAACGTCACCTCACGAAGAAGTGGGAAGCCCAAATCCTCAAGACCTTATTCAAGGAACGTGTCAATGGAAACTATCGCAGAACCCCGTACGAAATTGCGCGGGACCTCGAAGCAGAAGCAAACCGCAAAAACAACTGGCAGCGTTATCAAACCCTTCGCGCATCAGGCCAAGAGTCTGAAGCACAGCGCCAGCACGCCCTTGGTCTACGACTGCAGCGACCCCGGTACGGGCAAGACATTCGTGCGGATCAAGGCGTTCGAGGCAAGGAAGCGGGCTGGATCGTCTTCGAAGCACGGATGTATGCTTGTCTTAGCGCCAAAGAATTTGCTCAGGAATGTATGGTTGAACGACTGCAAGAAGTTCGCCCCGAGTCTGAAAGTCGCAGTAAGCACGGCAGGCAAACACGAAAGCGTGTTCGCTGAAGACGCCGATGTCTACGTCACCAACACCGACGCGGTGAAGTGGCTTGCCAAGCAGCCCAAGAAGTTCTTCGAGCGCTTCTCTGAGCTGGTGATCGACGAGTCCACAGCCTACAAGCACCACTCATCTCAACGCTCCCGTGCTGTGGCCAATATCAGCAAGTTCTTTGAGTACAAGTGCTGCATGACGGGCACGCCCAATGGCCGCAGCATCACCGATGTGTGGCATCAGATTTACATCCTGGACGGCGGCAAGCGCCTCGGCCCCTCGTTCTTCGCCTTCCGTAACACGGTATGTGAAGCCAAGCAGGTAGGCCGCAACGAGAACGCCATCCAATGGACGGACAAAGTGGGCGCTGAAGAAGCGGTGTTCGGTCTGCTGTCCGACATCGTGATCCGCCACAAGTTCGAAGACTGCGTGGACATCCCGGCCAACCACCAGTACAGCATCAGCTATGAGCTGGGCAAGCTGCACCGCAAGGCATACGACGAGATGCTGGACACGTGCATGCTGGAGATTCACGGCTCTTTGGAAGAACGCGCCCTGGCCCGTATGCGTGCGACCACGGTGGCGGAGCTGCGGGCCAAGGCCAAGGTTGCCCCCAAGGTGATCACAGCCATGCACGCCGGTGTGCTGGCCCAGAAGCTCATGCAAGTGGCCTCTGGTGCTGTGTACGAGACGCCCGACAAGTATCACGTACTGGATACCGGGCGCTATGAGATGATCCTTGATCTGATCGAAGCTCGCCAGCACAGCCTGACGTTCTTCTACTGGAAGCACCAGCGTGACATGCTGTGCGCAGAAGCTGAGAAGCGTGGCATCACCTTCGCAGTGATCGACGGCAGCACGCCGGAGAGTGAGCGTGAAGACATCGTGGCCCGCTACCAGCGTGGCCTCTATACGACCATCTTCGCGCATCCGAAGTCTGCTGCGCACGGTCTCACGCTGACCAAGGGCACGGCCACGATCTGGCCCTCCCCCACCTATGACCTGGAGCTGTTCAAGCAAGGCTCCAAGCGCCAGCACCGCATGGGCCAGACCAAGAAGACCGAGACCATCCTCGTGACCGCTGAGAACACGATAGAGGAGAAGGTCTACAAGATTCTGGCCGACAAGGATGCCCGCATGAGCAACCTGCTCGACCTTTTTGCGCTCGCGTAATCTATTCTCTAAAGGAGATCGAAAGTGGACTTTGTAAAACTTACAGTGAACAGTAGTTCGCGTTCGCCTGTGTACGTCAACGTCGCGTCTATTGAAGCCGTGTACGCCGACGGCGCGAACGCGACTATCGGGATTACTTCTCACAACAACGGCGGCATACGTGTCGTTGAGAGCCAAGAGACCGTCATGACAAAGATTCGGGAGGCACTTGCACGATGAAACTCGTACTCATTCAGGGCAACGCTATCGCCCGCTATGTCGGGCGCCAGCAAGAGCTGGTGATCACCACTGACCACTGGGATTTTGACGTGCCTGTGTTCATTGAAGACCTTCGCGCCCGTGGCAAGGAAGCACTCGCATGAGCGATTACTCCTTGAACAAGGACCAGACCGTGGCCGTGGCCAACGAAGTGTTCTGGCAGAAGGTGAACATCCACACCCCGACCGGCGTAAAGCTGCAGCTCCTTGGGCTGGGTGGTGTGGCCGTGTACGGCACCTATGACGGCAAGAGCCGCTTCTGGACCCACTGGGCACCTGTGCCCCGCATGCCGAAGGATCATGTATGAGCACCTGGGGTTCGCAGATTCGCGCTAAGGCCCAGGTCATCATCAACCGGCCCGAGATCACTACGGCTGTGGTGGACTGGGATCGTGTGGTAACGGTGGACTTCGAGACCTATTACTCGACCGACTACACCCTGTCCAAGCTCAGCACATCGGAGTATGTGCGCGATGCACGCTTCAAGGCACAGATGGTGGGCATCAAGGTCGGCAACAAGCCGACCAAGGTGTACACCGGGCGCCTGCGCATCATGGCCGCGCTGCACGCCATTAACTGGTCTACGCACTCGCTGCTGTGCCACAACACAGCGTTTGACGGCTTCATCTTGTCGCACGTCTACAAGATCATCCCGGCCAAGTATTACGACACGCTCTCCATGGCCCGTGGCCTGCACAGCAATGAAATCGGTGCGGGCCTGGACGAGGTGGCCCAGTTCTACGGCAAAGGCTCCAAACTGGATGGCGTGCTGGAGACCACCAAGGGTATTGAAGACTGGGACGCCGCGCTGGTAAAGGCTGTGACGCCCTACTGTGTCCAGGACGTGGACTTGACGTACGCCATCTTTAAGGAGATGCACGCCAAATTCCCGGTGGATGAGATCGACCTGATCGACATGACTATCGGTATGTTCTGCGACCCGGTGCTCAAGGTGGACATCCC